ATGAAAGGTTTTGTGCTGACGTTATCGTTGCTGATGCTATCCGTTAACGCTATTGCTGCCGGGAAGATAGTGACTGTCAGTAAGTTTGAATTTGGCAAGCAATGGGCATTTAATCGGGAAGAAGTGATGCTGGAATGCCGCACGGGTAACGCTTTGTTTGTTATTAACCCGAGTACGTTAGCGCAATATCCCCTAAATGATATTGCAACTGATCAGATGAAGTCTGGTTATGTTTTAGCGAAACCGCTAGATGTTTTGTTGCTAGACGACAGTGACAAGCCCGGTCAGAAGATGAGTTTGGAACCTTTCCAGCAGCGCGCAATGTCACTGTGTCAAAAATAAACTTGGGGTTGTGAGATGCACTGATACTAGCCTTTATTTTTCAAATGGTTACCTTCTTTGCTACCCATTTAGTTTTTCACCCTTCAGATTAGTTTACAACCGTAATTAATTAGTTCCATTGCCAAGTTGGCTAAACACATGTACTCGACTACGCTTAAGGAGTACGGCTGAATAAGCCTACGTTAATTAATGCCAACTTTTAGCGCACGGCTCTGTCCCAAGAGCCATTTCCCTAGACCGAATATAGGAATCGTATTCGGTCTTTTTTTATCTTATTGATTTTAAAGGTGAATTTTTGGGTTTATCGAAGTTTATCGAAATTTTATCGAAATCTGATATTCGGTCTTTTATAGCATCACGTATTCTTTCCCCCTCGTATCAAGATACTTATTCGTCATTTTCTCCGATTTATGCCCCAGTAATTTCATCGCAAACTCCTTACTTTTTTCCTTTTCATACAATCGCCCAGCCAGACTTCTGATCTCATGAAATGTTGGCGGACTCTCATCAAAACAAAAATCTGTTCCTTTTCTCGCCGTTACGAATTTCTTTGTCAGGCTATCTGGATGTAGTGATCCATCAGGGCTATTTTTTCTGATGCCTGCACTTATCATAAAATCTGTTTTACTGGCTAATCTGCATTGGTCAATCACGGAACTAAGGCGTAGGCCAACTACTTTAAGTTCAAGATCTAAGGGTAGTGAGATCATTGCTCCGGTTTTGCCTTGGTCTATCTGTAATCTGCCATTAACGATCTGATCAAAGCGCATCATTGTTAAATCCTCACGCCGTTGGCCAGTCACCAGTGCCAGATCCATTGATAACCCAAACCATGCTGGTAATGCACCGGCTACATTACGAATGGCGATATACTGATCCAGTTCTAGGCGTTCGCGTTTAACAACTGGTTTAGCTGAGCGTGTCGGTGTCACCGGATTATTTTCTATATGGCCCTCGACAATGGCTTCTCTGAAAATGTCGGACAATACCGATCGCATGGTGGCAGCCATAGTTTTTTTGTCCTGTGCCACCCAAAACTCTAAAAATTCTGCAACATGGCGCGTGCTGATTTTAGCTAACACCTTGTTACCCATCATTTCGCTGATCATAGCTATTTGTCCCTTGCGAACTTTATATGTGTTTTCCGCCAGTTCCCGACGTTTATAGATGACGTCATACCGTTTTAGCCATGCTGAAAGTGTGTACTCCTGCGTGCCTTTTAGCTTTTCTAGTAGCGCGACAGGAGTGTAATTTTGTTCAATGAAGTTATTGGCTTCAATGGCTTGGGATATGGCGTCTCGCCGGGCAATTTGGCCGAGAGATAATTCCTTTCCAGTTAGCGGGTTACGCCAATAGAAAGTTCTTTGAACACGCCTAAAGGTGAGGTTTTTGGGCAAATTAGCGTCATACTTTCCCGGCCTTTTTGCCATAACCCATCTTCTCCAATATTGGCGGTATCGTAGAATGTGAAATGTTCAGCGCTTTCGCCATTCTGTAGCTTTTTGGCTGTATATAAATGGCACCGGGCCGCACGCGATATTGTCTACCGTGTTTTTCTGCTGCAGGGTAAAAGTTACCGTTTCTGGCCCAGCGTTGGAGTGTTTGAATCGTCGGTTTGTCAGTCGTATACGTTTCATCACACCATTCGGTTAATGTCATTAATTTAGCCATTGGTCATACCTCGATATGACCGGCCAGCATAGTAACGTGCTGACCGGTTCGGTTTTGATTTTTAAAAATCAGTTAGCGGACGGCTAACGAACGTTCGCCAGTTTCAAACTTGGCACCGGCTATCAATAGGCCCTCATTCAAGGCAGCTTTGATTTCATCGGCTTTTGGGGTGGTGATAATTTGCACCTGAGAAACGGAGTCTACATATTCATCAGGCAACAAATTCACATCGGTTATGACGAGTTTTTTTGTCCCTTTTCGGGCAGTAAAGGTATTGGCCGCTGTTTTGATCGAGTCTTTACCCGCCTGAATCATGCATTCCAATATATATTTACGGTAGATTTCAGCCTGATTATCAAAACTTTTCTTGCGTGCACTCATCCGTTTGGCTTCGTTGGCACATATTTCTGCCTGACCCAGCGTGTTACGAACCAATGCCATCAAGGCATCGAACTTATCTTCCAACATGCCCTCAATGCCAGAGAGAGTGTCAGCGACCATTTCGGGGGTGAGTTCATCACCGCTATCTGCCATTTCCTGCAATTTGCGGTAATCAGTGGCTAATGATATGGCGGTTGTGCTCATGCTTTTTCTCCCTCAGTGACAAATTTTGCCAGGCACTCATCTTTGATTTGATTCAAACGGGTTAGACGGCCGGTTAGATATTTGACGTGTTCATCATCATGGGATGATTCAGCATTCTTGAGATGCACCCCGATGGTGCGCGTTAGTGAGGTGCTGATTTTTGTCACTTCATTCGCCGTAACTGCTGTTTTCATCGTCTCGGTATTGGCTTTGAATTTGTCGTCTAACTCTTTACGTAGACGAACCACATCATCAGCTTTAGTGCTGGCATTTTTAATGCCGAACTCAATATTATTGTCGGCAGTGTATTCAGCATCATCAAACAGCCCCATAAACACATCAGCACTGAAACCAAGCTGTGCTAATGCTTTGGTGGTGGCATCGGTCAGGCTTTTTTTGCTGACTTCATCGTCACAAATGAAACCGTTTGTACTCTGATAAATATGTTTGGTATGACCAAAAGCAGGGAAGCGGCCCCGACCTCCGGCGTATTGGTACCACAACTCAATTCGCATAGTGTGGTTGGATGTCCGTAGAATGGTGCCATCTCCATCACGCATTGGTTTACGCCCAACCTCTCGATTGTTGCTATCCAGAACCGACTCCATAAATGGGATGCCGGGTATAAATTCCTCACTGATAATATCCACGCCCCAGCCGTTACCAAAGGGTCCAAAAATCTCCGTGGCTCTCATCGTTTGATATGTGGGATTGATGCTAGTGACTGAACGGATGATCTTGCCATTTTTAGTGGTGTCTTTACGCTTGGTGCGGGCTGGATCGGTGCGTTGCACTGATTTCCAGATGCTTAAATTATCTTGAGACTCTTTTGGTAACTTAGAAATATCCTGATCGATCTGTGATGCTCGTTGCTGGAACTCATCTGTAGTAGGAAGCGGTGATTTAGGCTCTAGCTGCTCATTGGTATGAGTATCGGTGTCAATGGTCACTGTTTCGTCATTAATGGCTCTATTGGCAGTGTCCGATGCATGATTTGGCTGTTCTGTTGCATCTTTTGGCACTTTTGTATCAGTTTTTGGTTTTTCGGTTGTGTCGGTATTGGTCTGTGAATCATTGGCTGCCCCAGTCAAACCCTCAACACTGAACTTGCCATCACCAAGGTTTTCTACTTTCAAATCACTGGCCTTGGCTGTATCAAGCTGCAAGCACTCATTGATATAGGCTTTCAGCTTCACTGGGTCTTTGTGAATATCTAATTCAGCGCCACGGATCATCGCAAACAGATCATCACGGGAAACCGATAAGATGGTTGGAATGACACGTAAAGCCATTGACCAGCGCTTCCATGCTTCATCAGCATTCTTTATTTTTTCTTTCGCTCCACGGCATATGGCTCCCGGAATATTCCAATAGTCGTAATCACCAGGAAATAGGGCGCAAGCAACTTCGATATCTAACGTGGCGTAATTGTGCTCAAATGCCCGCGTTTGTTTACCGGCGACTGCAGGTGATTCACCACCTTGTTCGTTGGTTTGCTCACCAGCATGCTCCCGTTCATCCGGGTGAGAGTTGATCCACTTTTCAGCAAATTTATTGACGTCAGGCCACAATTTAAATACAGGGGTGTGGGCCTGAATATCATCAACCAGTTGTGCCAATGTAGTAATGTACATGTGCTTAACTTGCGGTAGGCGTGGCAGCCCATCAATGACCGCTCGATATAATGGCTCTGATTCATCATCATTAATCAAGTCGTAAGCATTGGATAATAAATGGCTATCTACTGTTTCAGGTTCTACGCCATATAATAAAACATATGCAATTCTTGCTTCTATGGGTAAATCAAAGATATTTTTGACATTGTCAATTTCATTATTATTTTCAACGGGAATAAGAGGCTCAAACTCTTTCTCTTCATCATTCCATTGATTATGTTCCATCCATTCGGTGCTAAATAAAGCATTATCACTTGAATCGTCATGAACAGGAGGGCGAGGTGAACCCACACGATCAGCACAAACTTTAGGTGCAAAGAAATTACCACTTGAACCAGGGAATTCTCCTTCTAATAACATGGTTGATTTCATTGCTGCCAGTTTTGCATTTTTAGCATCAACAGTAATTGCCATTGCTACAGCACCATTTGCTATAGCTGATTTTTTGGGTAGAAACCCACAGATGAATAAGCTCACTGGTCATTCCTCGCTAATTGTTTTTAATCTGATAATAACAATCGGTTAATTCGATTAACTTATCGTTTGGTAATACATGATTTAAAGATACAGAATCGCACTTTTTAATTTGATCTAAAGCCAAAGAAATCAAATCACGAACGTCTACGATCCCACTATCAATAAGGTCTGAAACTGTACCCATAATTGCATCAGGGCTGGCTCCAATTTCAACTAATGCCGGAATTTTCGCCACATTAGCGATAAGGATAGAATCAGCCGAGATCCTTAATATTGTCTTTTGCATGGAAATCCTTATATAATCATGGCGTCCAGTGGTGGAAGCCATTGGTCATACCTCGCTGGAGTCGGTTTGGTCGCTGACTCCGCCGTCGCCGGGACGTTAAGCCGGTAAGATTGCCCACCTTGTGTGGGCTTTTTTACGACTCAATCGTCATAGCTACGGTTGCAGTGGGGGCAATATGTCACTAATTCATTACCGGCCTTTTCGATGGTGATACCCGTAGAACGCCCCTGTAGGCTATGCTGCTGATAGATATCTTTCTTACAGCGAAAACAAATACCATCACGTGGTGCAAAATGGGGAGCGGCATTATTTTTGCAATACTCTTCCTGTGCTTTTCGCGCCGTACTTGATGAATATGCTTTTTGACTCATAATTGACGGTCTCCTTTTAATTAAGCGCCCATTACGCTGGGCCAGCGGGTCACTACTGCATACCTCGCCAGACTTTCGCCCGCCGTCACCACAATCAAAAAGAACGACTTACCATCACGACTCTTTGGTTGGGGTGCCGGTTACGCTTTCCGGCGTCGCTTTACCCAATTTAATTAGTTGAGATTTACGACCGTTTCACTGGTGTTGACTTCAAAAATTAATGTTTGGATTGAGTCGTTAAATCATCAATGAAACTTGATAACAAAGCGGCCAATAACAAATTACGTACCTTGCTTTTACCAAAGCTGAAATTAGCTTCAATTGCTTCATCTTCATCAATGCCCAGATAATTTTTGGCTGCTGCTTTGATGGCACATCCCGTACAGTGGTAATCGCCCAGAGTTTTACCATCAGGTAATACAATTGATGCCGGTAGTAACTCAGAGCCTTTATTTTTAACTGCATATCCGATCACTTCACTTTCAGCTAATAATTCAGCAACTTCATCATGAAGTGGATTAATTGTTAATTTAAATTCTTTAAAGAATGCCATTGGTCATACCTCATTATTTTGAGTGAATAATTTTTTCTACTGGATAACAGTTGCCGTTAAATATTCTTTTTTCAAAAACTACCTTTTCACATTCCTGTCGAGTGTCATAAACCTCGTAAATAACATCCTTACAAACTTCATGAGCAGGACATACCGATACAACTAAAGCGAATAATAGTTGCTCCATAAATTTCCTGAATATTAAAAGTTGACTATTGAAATATAACTACTTATGTATTAACCCCGCAATAACTCGCTCAGCAGTAAGTTGCGCATCAAGAAGTACTTTTAGTTTTTCACTTAGTACTTCAGTTTTGCGTTCAATAATGGGTGCCAGTTGTTCTATGTGAATATAAACAGTAGGGCCATCTGATGAACTGATATAAAAATTATCATTTTTACGTCTATCTAAAAGCCGTTGAGCTTTATCAATCTCCCCACTAATTTCACGAATCTTTTCCAATAATTATTTTATGTTCACTATGTTCCCCTTTGGTTACTGGATTCTTACTAAATAAGTAAATTCGCTGTAAGTGCCTAGATCAACAAATATACTTACTTCATCACCTTGGTCGACTCACTGATTAAATGTAGTTTAAATCAGCAATCCAGTCTTCTATAGCTGCCTTGGCTCTTGGTGCCACTTCATAACGTGAGTCTGTTAGATATGCTGCTGCTTCACGGGCTTTCATTTCCGCGATTCTTTTTTTCATCCAATAAGCAGTTGATACGTCACGTTTCCCACACTGGCGGCGAACCATTTCTAAAACTCTTACTTTGATGTCGCGAGCGGTCAATTTAATGGTCATCGTCTTATCCCTTTTTATCTGCTTTCAGATTGTCAGAACTTGCTTACCTAAGCGGCTGTTGTGCCGTTGATGTGGTTAAAGTTAACTTAACCTAAAAATCAATTCAAGATTAAATTTAGATAAATCTAACATTTAAGGCGATAAAAATCACAACCATTTGAAATTGAAGATTATTTATTTTTTTAATTTCTTTCTGGCTTTGAGAAGTTCTTCAAAAAGCTTATTAAGGCCATCAACCTTTACTCGAAGATCAGCCAAATGTTGCTCTTTTTCAGATTCTGGAAGTGATGCAAATAATTGAATTAATTCAATTTCTTGTTCATCAAGTTCAGGTTGTATCTCTTCCGCAGGAGGAGGGGATTTGTCTACATCACCATACAAAATCCACGTTGGGGAGCATTTTAATGCCGCGCTTAGCGCAAATAAGTTCTTGCCACTGGGAGAGCTATCGTTGCTTTCCCATTGTGAAATGGTGACATGGGACACCTTCACAGCCTTACTAAGGCTGCGTTGCGTTAATTGCAGCTCATTTCGCCGCGCTTTAATACGTTCACCAGGACTTTTCATAGTTAGGTAATACTAAATTCTCTTGACTTAAATATCTTGAACACATATTTTGTTAGCTAAATCTAACAAGAGGGTGTTTACGTGTTAAAAAAAGATGCCATTAAATATTTTGGAACTAAGAGCGCCTTGGCGAAAGCCGCAGGCGTCAAGCCACCATCGGTTTCTGCCTGGGGAGACCTTGTTCCCGAAAAACGAGCTGTTCGTCTGGAGAAGGCATCCAATGGCGAATTGCATTACGACCCAATCGACTATGACAAGCCTATAGCACCGGCACAGTAGGGGCTGATTTTTAAAAATCAGCTTTCACAAGGAGATAGCTGTGAAATTAAAACATGATGCCATCTGCTCGGAATTGCGGAGCTGGGCAGCAGAGACCAAACAGGAAATTGTAGCGGCAGAGGTAGCACACGCGTATTTCTCGTTGGGCGGTGGTGAGCTTCCACTCACTCCAATTGATGATGAACATGCTACACACAACAACAAACAGCGCTTGTTCCGCTGGGTTGACAGTGACACCGACAAGGCCAGAGCAAAAATAGCTGAACTTACTCCTGCAATTCTTCAGGCATTGCCTGGTGAACGCCGTGCCAGATTAGAAAACCCGAATTCGGTTAATTATCTGGCTGCTCAGGCACTACGAGATTTCTCGCTGGCAATGAGTGCGGTGTTTTTGGGCTGTTCTGATATGTCACAGAAGTTAATTAAAGCCACTGAGGCAATACATGCACTTATTCCAGTAACACAGCAGTTAATCGCATAACGAGGTATGACCAATGGCCAGATTTTCCAGAGAACAAGTCGAGCAACAATTACGTGATGAACTGCAACGGGCAGGTTTTGCCGAGGCAGTCGCCAGATCTGCTGCTATTCAAGGCGGCAAACATTATACCGACACGCCTAATTCTACATTTTCCAGCGCGTTAGTTTGGGCTAAGACATACGCCAAACCCTATAAGCGGGTGCGGGATAAACCAGTACATAAAGTCGCTAAAGCTAAAAAGCCGTGGAGGGTACCACATGGCTAAAAAACTGACCTACCGCAATGGGTACCGTTACGGAAATATGCCAATTACATCAAATATGGCGCGGGTGGTTTTACGGCAATTTGCCCGTGAGGCTATGCAGGGCCAGCGTAGAGCTTTCAATGCTCTTTTTAATATTAGTAACGCCAAATGTAACGTTAATAGCGTTACAGAAAAGCACTGAATCGGGGTACGTATGGCATCAAGTTGGATAAAAGTCGAAGTTATTACTCCAGACAAACCGGAGATATTCCAACTGGCTGAAATCCTGAATATCGACCCAGATACAGTGCTTGGGAAATTAATTCGTGTTTGGGTCTGGGCTGACCAACAGACTATCGACGGTAACGCAGATGGTAACGCCGTCAGCGTTACAAGAATTGGCATTGACCGTATCACTTTTATGTCTGGCTTTGCTGATGCACTGATAACAGTTGGATGGTTAAAACATGACGGCGGGAAAATGTACTTCCCTCACTTTGACCGCCATAACGGAAAAGGTTCTAAAAAACGGGCAGTTACAAGTAGGCGCGTTACAGAATTCAGAGATTCCAAGCCAAAAAGTAACGCTAATGGTAACGCTGGCAGCGTTACACCACCGGATAAAAAAGCGTTACCAGAGGAAGAGTTAGAGGAAGAGAAAGATCTAAAAGATAAACCCCTATTGTCCCATGGCGAAAAAAACGTCACAGGACCGAACGAGGATTATCCGCCTTCGAATCCCGAACCAGAACCCCAACAGGCTGGGAGCAAAAACAAGCGGCATGAGTACCCGCCAGAATTCGAAGTAGCTTGGCTGGAATACCCACGCAGACCGGGAAGCCCTGACAAGTACGGTGCTCTCAAGGCTTGGAATGCCCGACGACGGGACGGCGTAACGGTTGATGCGATGTTGGAGGGGGTGAAACGCTATGCAGCGTTCGTCAAGGCGACGGGCAAGGCTGGCACGGAATTTATCAAACAGGCAAAAACGTTTTTTGGACCGTCAAAACATTTTGACGATGAATGGCAAGTGAGCACAGGAGAAAACCATGTGGAATTCAGATTCAACCAGAGCGACCCAAGGCCGTACTCTGAGCAATATCTCAGTTGGGAACAGCAACAGCAAGGAGTCACCGGCATGGCGCCTATGGGATCTCATGATCAAAATCTACGGGAACCGCTGGACTGCGAAGAATGGCAATCGACCATCGGACCTGTGGGAGCGCCAGATTGGGACAATGACCAGTGACCAACTCCAGCGGGTTTGCACCGCATGCATGAAACGCTGTGAATCTGGCAACTCTTGGCCACCAGATTTTGCCGAGTTTGTCGCTCTTGTTGCTGAACATGGCGGTGGTCATTTGGGTTTAACCGTGACTGATGTTCTCGTCGAGCTTAAGCGCTACCGGAATGAATTTTATAAATACAGTTGTGCTGAGGAGTTCAACTGGCGCCACCCGGTTTTATATCAAATCTGCGTAGACCTTAAGCGCCTTGGAATCGAAAAAAGGCTCACTGATACCGGACTAGAAACACAGGCAGGTATCGAGTTGGCCAAGTGGGAAAAACGCGTTGCCAGTGGTGTACCAATCCCTCCCATTCGCCGTCAATTGAAAACACCTGACCGACCATCAGGATTAACCCCGGCACAGCAGCTCGCCGCAGGAAACCGATACGTTAAATAAACGAGGTATGACCAATGGAAATTAATAACTGCAATAATTTTATCAATGACAATCGGCCAGTGATTGACGACAAATGTGATCATTCATCATGCATCATTGATGCTTGGGGAATTGCGGCCCGCGCCAGATGCCGAGCGCCTTACACGCCCCCAGTAAAGCCGCAAAAAGTTGCAATTCCTACATCGGCAGCAACGAAGTCAGAAAAGCCTAAAGCGACCAAAAAATCTAACACATCATCAGCACTACGGCTAAAAGCCAGTGAGTTAGTGGCGGTGATGCTTGGCAAGACATTGACCTATACCGGTATCCTTGCCGCACTTGATAAGTCTTATCCGGGTCATGGTATTACGCTGCGCATGTTGCAGATGCGTATGATTGGCTTGATGAAATCGCCACATGTCGACATTACCCGCAATGAAAAACCGGTACCGGAATTTACCTTGTACAGTGTCAGTGAGCGTTTTTATGCCGATTCAATGCTGAGGGCCAAAACAAAAGGCGGGGGTGTTCAATGATCTGGCCGACCGAAGTGAATCAATGCGCCTCATCGGTTATACCGGTACATGCTTTGAGTCCTGACCATCAGCAGCAGCTTTTGATCCAAATGAACCAGATGTTTTTAAATCGAGATAACCCGCAGCATATCCAACAGGCGGCTCATGCATGGGCGCGGCGTAAAGAAATCGCGGTAGCGCGGCCTGATTTACAGGATGGTCTGGTTGTTGTTGGGTTCGCAGGTGGCGGTGGGAGTTGTGAGGGGATCAAGCAGGCATTGGGTTATGAACCGCACATTGCCATGAATCATAACCCTGTGGCGATGGCTATGCATGCCATCAACCACCCTCGGACGCTGCATTACCCTGAGGATATTTTCAGTGTTGATCCGCTCATATCAACGGGAGGTTTACCGGTATTACTGGGTTGGTTTAGTCCTGATTGCCGCCATTACTCTAAGGCCAAGGGCGGAACGCCGGTCAAGAAAGAGATTCGTGGTCTGGCATGGGTCGTATTGCGCTGGGCGCTGGCAGTACGCCCACGCTTTCTGATGCTGGAGAACGTCGAAGAATTTCGCGGCTGGGGGCCACTGTTGATGGATAGTGAAGGCAATCACCGACCTGATCCAGCCCGTAAAGGCGAAACGTTCAAAGCGTTTATTGGCATGCTAGGTGTTGGGATTGATGCTAATCACCCCGCACTGGTCGAAGTGTGTGAATTCTTGAAGATAGATATCAATGGCTCTGAGGCCGAAAAGCTGATTTCAGGGTTGGGTTATAACGTGGATCATCGAGAACTGAAAGCCTGTGATTACGGCACCCCCACCATCAGGAAGCGGCTGTTTGTAGTTGGGCGCTGCGACGGTGAGCCAGTTGTCTGGCCGGAGCCAAGCCACGGCGCACCGAACTCTGCTGATGTGCTTTCTGGCATGTTGCAACCTTGGCGAACGGCAGTGGAGTGTATCGACTGGAGCCAGCCAACACGTTCTATTTTTGGTCGCAAAAAGGATTTGGCTGATAACACCTTACGTCGCATCGTCAGAGGGTTACAGCGGTTTGTTATTGATAACCCTGATCCGTTCATTGTACGACTGGGACAAACTGGTTTTGGTGGTGACCGTCTGCAATATCCAATAGGCCAGCCACTAACCACAATTACCAGTAAGGCCGAGCATTTGTTGCTGGAGCCGTATGCGGTGAAGTGTAATCACACCAGCACCAAAACCAAATATGATTGTTTCCGTGGGCAGTCATTGCGCAATCCGTTACAGACCATCACCAGAACGCATGGTTTTTCTATCGCTGCGCCAGTTGTTGTGCGTCAGTTCGGCAACAGCACGGCGAATGATATTAATACGCCTCTGGGCACCGTTACGGCGGGCGGGGGCGGTAAAAGCCAGTTAGCCAGTGCGGTATTGGTGGGGGCCGGTGGCCCAACATACTCAGGAAAGCCACGAGATATCAATTCACCAATCAACACCATTGCTACCCAGTCACATACAGCGATCGCCACCGCTAACCTTGTTAAGCATTACGGTGGGAATTACGCCGGCGCAGGCATCGATATTAACGAGCCATTGCATACTATCACTACGGTCGATCATCACGCGCTTTGTACATCTCACCTAGTACAACTGCGCGGTACATGTCGCGATGGTAAACCCATCACTGAGCCGGTACCGACTTTAACCGCCGGCGGTAATCATGTCGGGATGGTCAATGCATTTCTGACCAAGTATTACGGCACGGGTGGTGCGGTGAATTTATCAGAGCCTATACATGCGGTGACAACCAAAGAGCGATTTGGATTAGTGGAAAGCAATTTAGATATTGAACCACTGACCGACGAACAACGCTATAACGCCTGGAACTGCGCCCGGCTGGTGGATCATTTCAGCGATTTACCAGACGACTGGCATTTATTCCCTGCGCCACGACCACAATATTTATCTGTGGGCGAATACATCATCGTTGATATATGCATGCGCATGTTGATTGCCCGTGAGTTGTACAACGCCAGCGGGTTCCCATCAGATTATATTATTGACCGGGATATTGATGGCACTCTTTGGCCTAAGTCTGAACAGGTGGCAAGGTGTGGTAATGCGGTGCCGCCGCCATTCGCCGAGGCATTGGTAAGGGCAAATATGCCAGAACTATGTGTTTGTAGAATGGCAGCCTAAACAATAAGAAATAGCTGATATTCATACTTTTCATGTGGTTATATCAACTATTTATAATGTGAAGCTTTACTTAACTAATATTCACATGGAATCGCTTGAATCAGGTCCCCTGTATGGGGTTTGTATGTCATGAAGGTGTTAGCTTAATGATTATTATAGAAAACTTGATTCAACATTTACCAACGGATGGCCGAACTGTAATTCATTGTGAGAATGGTAATATTATAAGCATTGAACAGTTAAGACTGGACCAGTTCATCGCAACACTACCAGCCTTTATCGAAATGGCAGAAAGAGCGGGGTATATAATTACAATCCCTGATATTTAACGGTATAATAATCAAGTCAGCCTGAACAACTGACAACCTAAGTAGTTGTTGTGTCATCACCCTTGGGGGGCAAGATGGCACAACTATCATTTATCAAATCTAGCAATGACACACTGACACCGGCCACGCCCGATGTTAGGGAATTTCTACATTATAAAGTTAAGCTCGGCGCTATTCTCACTGCTGATTTTAAGCGGGTCCGCAATCCAAAGTTTCACCGTAAATATTTCTCATTACTGAATCTTGGCTTTGATTACTGGACACCTTCCGGTGGCGCCATTTCGCCCGAAGAAAAGAAACTGGTGCGCGGTTATGTCACGTACCTTGCTAATTATGCGGGCCATAGTGAGACGTTAGAAGAGATAGCCGCCCATTACCTCAATACGGTGGCAGAACAGCGAGCAGACCGTGTAACTCTCCTTAAATCCTTTGATGCTTTCCGGCGCTGGACAACTATTCAAGCCGGTTACTATTCCATTATCCAAATGCCGGATGGCTCTCAATTCAAAGAGCCTAAGTCGATCTCTTTCGCATCGATGGACGATACCGAATTCTCCGAACTCTACAAAGCCACTCTCGATGTGCTTTGGCAATTCATCCTTAATAAAGCCTTTAGTACGCCAACCGCAGCCGAGAATGCCGCCAGCCAGCTATTAAGTTATACGTAGGGGGATTCATGGCTAATTTACGTAAAGAAGCAAGGGGTCGTGAGTGCCAGATAAGAATCCCCGGCATATGCAATGGCAATCCTGAAACCGTAGTTCTGGCTCATTACCGGCTGACGGGTACCTGTGGTACTGCCATTAAACCACCAGATGAGCAGGGCGCATGGGGATGCGGTGCATGTCATGACGAGTGTGACCGGCGCACCCGTTTAATTGATAGTGACACCGCCCGCCTGTATCACGCCGAGGGCGTTATGCGCACACAGAATATATTGAGAAAGGAAGGTAAGCTATGAACCACTCGATGCGTAATATTCAACTTGTTCTTGAGCGCTGGGGAGTATGGGCCAGATATTCTTCAGGACTCGATTACTCTTCTATTGCCGCAGGGTTTAAGGGATTAATACCCGACACCTCTGGTACTCAACAATCATGCTGTGATGATGATGGCCTAATTGTTGATGGTTGTGTTGCCCGCCTAAATCAATATCGACCTGATGAGTACGAACTGATTATACGGCATTATGTGTTGAATCAGTCAAAACGGGCCATTGCTCGGCAGCAGAAACGGGATGAAAGAGCTGTCAGGGTGAGCATGCAGATGGCCGAAGGATTTGTTGATGGTTGCTTGTCGATGATAGACGTTTGCCTAGAAATGGACCCTGCAACAATGAAATCAGAAATTTATGATAAAAGTGTTGGTGCGGCCGCAAAAACTGCATTAGTGTGATAAGAGTTGGTTGTGCAGTAGCGCTTATCCAGTCAAATAAACCTCGCTTTGGCGAGGTTGTTTGTTTTACAAGGACGTAACATGATTATTTCTTGGTTTGATATATTTATATTGCGGTCAGGGGTTCGGCGGCATCAGGTGTGATTATTGCCCTTATTGCTATGATGTTATTTAAAGTGCGCGGGTGGCGACATTTCCTCGCCGGTTGGATTATCGGTGCAGTGATATCCTGTCTCATTTTAATAGTCTCGGTTCAAATCAGATAAACCTTAGCGTTATCAAAATTATAAAAGCTGCCTATTTGGTGGCTTTTTGCTTTCTACATTCGCCTGAGCATCACTGAATAACGGGTTCATATCTCAATCTATTCTGATCATTGCTGCAACAATGGTTGGTGCTCAGCCGAATGTGGTGAATGCAGGCACCGATGTGTGGGGATACAAGTGGAACACCAGTGAAACGACGTCGGCGAATTCCCCACCACCACAGAAGTACATTTAAAGGTATGCGGTCAGCACATTGGTAGGTGTTGACGCCGGAATCGTAACCGGCTTCAAAAATGATAAGTCCCGACATAAATCAGGGCTTTTTTGTTTGTGGAATGGGCGGATATCTTCATTGAAAAGCGCATGTTTTATTAATGATCAACAGCGCCACCATTAGGCATTCTTTGTATTACTCGCCCCACAACAGTAAGGACGGATTGGAATAATAACCTTGATTTACTATTTATTTAGACCACATGGACAAATAATCATGAAAGGTATTCATCATGTCTAATTCATTAAAATATCCCATTATTCTCGTTCACGGTTTCAGTGGTTTCGATAAGATTGCTGGAATCTATCCTTATTTTTTCGGTATTAAGCAAGCATTGGAAAAAGCCGGAGCTACTGTATTCACTGCCTCTATATCGGCAGAAAACAGTAATGAAGCTCGTGGTGAACAATTACTCAGTTTTGTAAAACAAGTCACCCAGCTAACCGGAGCCCAGAAGGTCAACCTGATTGGCCACAGCCAAGGCCCTTTGGCCTGTCGCTACGTCGCCGCTATTCATCCCGAACTGGTTGCGTCTGTTACCTCCGTTAATGGGGCAAACTTTGGCTCGGAAATTGCCGATCTGGTCAGTTTGGCGGTGAAACCAGGTTCCCTTCCAGAAGTGATTGCGGGCGCAGTGATGAATGCTTTTGGCTCATTCCTTTCCATTATGACTGGTCGTCCCTCCCTGCCACAAGACAGTGTCGCAGCGCTTAACTCGCTCACCAGCGAAGGCGTCGCTAAATTCAATGCCAAATATCCGCAGGGTTTGCCAAGCAATTGGGGAGGGGAAGGTAAAGAATATGAGAATGGCGTTTATTATTATTCTTGGGGTGGGGTGATTAATTACAACCCGATTGAGCAGGGGCTCAATAATTTTGATCCGCTGCATATTTCAATGGTTGCCCTCTCATTTCTGTTCACAAAAGAACGTTTACAGAATGATGGGTTGGTTGGGCGATATAGTATGCATCTTGGCAAAGTTATCCGCTCTGATTATTCAATGGATCATCTGGATGCTATCAATCAAACTGCGGGGGTGGTTACCAGCAGTACCAACCCTCTTCAACTATTTGTCGAGCACGTGGCACGTTTAACATCGAAAGGGTTATAACTTTCGGGAGCGTCTTAAAGGTCGCCGCAAAGTTGGGTCTGAAGGATGTGCTGGGAGAAGAGCTTTTTAATCAGACCGTTGGCGAATTGCACGATTTATAAATTAAGCGTGAGTGTGTATCTGTATAAAATGTACTGTCCCATGCTCAAAAATAGGTTGCTCGGCTGGGCGGCCTGATAGTCATGTGTATCTTCATATGATGATGGATAAAAAATATTATTTTGTTCATCGATTGGTGTTTCTTTTTATGTTTGGTCAGTTACCCCACAATGACAAAGTGATTGATCATATTAATGGCGACAACCAAGATATCTAAGTAAAAAAACCAAAGAGCGTTATCACCAGTGTAGGAATATTGATTGCAGTTGCACGTTTGCAATTCATGAAACGGTAGTTCTCCTGATCGTTAAGCCGCAACTAGTGAATTAATCTAACAATGCGATAAAATAAAGACGTTCGTTATTTGCATTTGTTAAATACCGGTCTATATTTCATGGCATGCGTGCACGCACGCATAATCAGTTAATAAACTCATTTAGCGGAGATGATATAATGAATCTTAAGCTTTGTATTATCAGTGTGTTGAGTGTATTTGCTATCACCTCAACTGCCTATGCTACCAATACTGCTAAGAATACTAAGCCTGTGAACTCTTGGACGTGTGAAGACTTCCTTGCGGTAGATGAAAGCTTCCAGCCAACAGCGGTCGCCTTTGCCGAAGCACTTAATGCCAAGAACAAGCCAGAAGATGCTGTTCTCAATGTAGATGGTATTGAGAAAGTAACACCAATGATAATTCAGGCTTGTAAAGAGGATAAGACGCTGTCTTTCAAGGAAAAAGTTCGTTCTGAGTGGAAGAAACTCAAGAAAGATATGTAGTTTGTCCGGTTCGCTAGATAATGTGACGTCATACCGTTGCTTATATCACTAATAAAGACCTCGCCTCGGCGGGGTTTTGTCATTTTGGGGTTTGCATCGGTAGAAGAAAAGTCTTAAAAATAACCTTATTTATTGTATGGCTATTAATTGATGCGTAGAATGCGCCCCGACCGCCATTAGCTCATCTGGAAAGAGCAACAGCTTTCTAAGCTGAAGGTACGTGGTTCAAGTCCTCGATGGCGGACCAAATTTCAGCCCTAGCTTAATCGCTGGGGCTTTTTTATTTCTACATTCGCCTGATCGTCACCGAATAACGGGTTCATATCCCAATCTATTCAGGTCATTGCTGCAACAATGGTTGGTGCTCAGCCGAATGTGAAAGCTAATTGTCACTATGGGTGTGGTTTCTCTTACTGGCAAGATTGAGGAATCAGAGGGCAATCCCTCTCCCAAGTTTAAGGCATTATTATGATATTGAATGGGGACTCATAGGAAGTGTCTATTTAATTCACACAGTCTGAACTTTTGCTTGTGACTATTTTTACCGAATACTCAATATCATTTCTATGTGGCAACGAGGGATATATAAGCACATTCCAATAACCTTCACTCGGTACTTTGATTTGTGCTGGGAAATTAACAAAGAAGCCACCATGAAAAATACTTCCCAACCCAGAGCTATATTTTTCGTAGTCACGATCACTTAGTAGCATAATCATCGCACAGTGCTCTCCGTTGACTTTTATGTAGTCACCTGACGAGGCTGATAATCGAGTGTGAGTATATTTCATAATGGGTTCCTTTTTTTTGGTAAAAAAAAGCCCTTATCTCCGTCTGTTTGATAAGGGATGCCAATCGACCAACACCAGAGAAACATTAATATAGTTGCAGAATAATACGTAAATGCAACTTTACTGTATGATTTAAGTCAAATTATTAATTAATTGATTATTTTTATTAATGATTGTATCGTCTCGTTAATAATTGCAATTAATATAATTACAGTACCATATCAATTTAAAAGCTCTCTTTACTTGTAGTACTTTCCCGCTTTAGCCCACCAGTCACCCAATCAACTCCACGCACTCTTAACAGATGAGAGGCTGCACTGGTGGGCTAAATTCCTTAACCACACGCCCAACCCGCAGGCCGGGAGGGGGAGACTATGCGAATGGAACCAGTTACTTCTCAGAACCTGCCTTATTGGTGGTCATTAGCGCTTGGCGTTTTCTCATTACTATCCCTACAGGAGTACATCTTTATCCTGGGCGCAATTATCTCTGCTTTCTTCACGATAAAAACGTATTACGCCAAACGGCGTGAAGAGAAAGCGCGGTTAATTGAAGAACAGAAGCGTACAGAAATACTGCGGGAGTTTCTCAATGATGCGACCATACGCCCGATAGCGGATCGCTCAGCGGCTGTGGAGATTGTTGCAGAAGCAATAAAGCGTAACGAGGAACTATATGAGCAAGCTAAGTAAGGCCGGTGGCTTGTGTTCTGTGGCAGCAATCATTGCTCTCGTTGTATCCAATGGCAACGTCAGAACAAGCGAGCGGGGATTAGAGCTGATCGGTAATGCCGAATCATGCCGCCGTGATCCGTATGTTTGCCCCGCAGGCATTATCACAGATGGGGTGGGGAACACTCACAGCGTCATACCTGGCACCCGAAAGACTGATGTACAGATAGCGGCTGATTGGGAAAAAAACATCATTGATGCTGAGCGCTGCGTTATTCGTTATGCGAACGGCAATAAATTACCGCCAGGTGCTTTTGATGCTGCTACGTCTATTACATTTAACGCTGGTTGCCCATCGATGCAGAAATCCACCATGTTCCAGTATTTCCGTGCTGGCAACGTGACCGCAGCCTGCGAGCAATTCACTCGCTGGGTATACGGTGGTGGTAAGAAATTAGCGGGGCTGGTGGTTCGCCGGGATAAGGAACGAGCGCTATGCCTAACAAAATAACCGGTGGGATTATTGCTTTGCTGTTGGTTCTTTTTCTGTTGCTGCTTCTCAATAGAAATAGCCTCTCAAATGAAGTCGAAAAAGCGGAAGAAGCACTGAGAGAAGAGCAATCCACAAACACCGCCCTCGGCAACATTATCGATGCATACCAGGTGAATGACGCAGCCAACCGTACAGCCACGGCCCGCCAGCTAGAGAACGAAAGGAAACTACGCAATGAAAGTGACGAGCGACTCAGGCGGTTCAAGGCTGCGGGGGTTGGGGATTCGTGTATTGATAGCCGGATGCCTGATAGCAACATTAGCATCCTGCAAGAGTAGCCCACCAGCACCTAGAGCAGCCGAATCAATCCAGTTGTGGCCCCCAGAATCAGCATTAACTCAATGCGAGGTACCAGAGTTCGTCGGTACCACTTGGGGCGATAGTGGGTTGTATGCCCTAGCTCTTAAGCGTGAGTTGCGGATCTGTAAGGGGCGGCTCGATGAGGTTATTAGTTGGCGGCAGAACGCTGGGAGGAAAACATAATTGCAAATTGAGAGCCATTCTCACAACGGCTCTCTTGATATCATTGAAAATTAATAATCCTTACGGATATTTATACGCACTGGAAGGTCAGACCAGCAACACCATTAACGAGTAAATGAGTATCTATATCAGTTTTCACTTCTTTCATGGCTTTATTTTGTGCCCTACAAAAATCTGACGCTTTTTTGCTGGCTGTGCCAATAGCTCCTTTAATTCGACCTGCTGCAGGGGCAGCTTCAACTTCTGTGAAGAAATCGCCGTTATCCAGTTTTTTGATATCAGACTGATATGTTAAACCTATACCGTGAAACTGTGTTTTGTCATTTTGTACTGCACATCCACTTAAAGATGCACTGAATATAACGGTTGCTGCAATGATAGAAATTTTCAATTGAAAAGGTTCCTTTATATGTCTAGTTGGCCTTTATTTTACTGTAAGTGATGAAACAATAATTAAACCAACTATAATTTACTAATTGGCTTGCTTTTATCGAATTGAAATTTATGGTTTTTTACATGTTGAGGTATTTACTAATCAGTGCACTGATCTGTCTTGATGTATCGGCATGTAATCTATCTCAGTTACAGACAGTATAATCCTGTGGTCCACAACGGCTCTCAATCATTACAGACACTGGTGATATAATGCTCAAGCCATAAGGCACAACAATATTGGAGTGAGCATGAAAGACGGAATTTATAAGCTTATTTTTAATACCAACGTCAACCCAAACGGTAAACTTGATGGGGTCGTCACTGTCCGAGATGGAGCGATTAATGGCGGTGATCATGTGTGTTATTACATGGGTAAAGTGACCGGAAGTAAGGCGTCTGTTAAGTCTGTTCCGCACAACAAGCATGATACCAATGCATTTAATGGGAAGACTCCATTAGACCTTGAGTTATCTATCGAGGATCATGGCAATCATTATCTATTCAAAGGCCATATCAAAGAAGATCACTCCAAAACTATCCACGGACAACTAAACTTCCTTAGTGAATTGGCTTGAATCATCAAGTGAACCGCCTCCGGGCGGTTTTTTATTGGATGCTATTTATAAAACTCTGCAAAAGGTGTTCATGAAGTGCCTTTGACAGAATCTTATAGATGTTTGCAATCATGTCGGTCTCACCATTACTGAGCGGGAGACTTTACTAACTAGCAGGAAACTCTAAAAATGACCAAACCAGATTGGGAGGCCATCGAATCGGCGTACCGAGCTGGATTGATGTCTATCCGAGAAATAGCATCACAACATGGCATCACTCACGGCGCTATTAACAAGCGAGCAAAACGCGACGGATGGGAGCGAGACCTCAAGGCAAAGATAAAAGCCAAGGCTGATGCGCTGGTATCCAAACGCGAGGTATCCACGCAGGTATCCACCGAAAAGGCTTTATCTGAGCGGATACTGATTGAGGCAAACGCCGAGGTCATTGCTAACGTCCGTATGGAGCATCGTGGTGACATCCGGCGAGCCAGAGAGATAACCAACGCCCTATTTGATGAGTTGGGTGCTGAGTGTGCGGATATTGAGGCTCTTCGCAAGTTAGGCGAACTGATGCTCCAGCCAGATGAGAATGGACGCGACCGACTAAATGAAGTTTATCAGTCGATAATCGCATTACCTGAGCGAGTCAAAGCAGTTAAGGCACTCAGCGACGCTATGAAGAACCTTATTGGCCTTGAGCGCCAAGCCTACGATATCGGCGAAGATAAAGGCGACAACGTTGTTAGTAAACTCTCCGACCTAATGGATTCATTGTCTCAGGGGGCTTAATGAAACCTGAGCACCTCAAGCTGCTTGCAGATAAAGACTGGCGGCTGAATAACCTTTACTGGATCACCGACAAAGAAGGTAAGCCAATCCGCTTCAGGATGACCCCTGAACAGCGCGAATACTTCGAAGGTATACACACTCGCAATATCATTCTTAAAGCTCGTCAGCTTGGCTTCACTACTGAGGTTTGCATTATTCAGTTGGATGCCGCGCTGTTTGAGTCTGCTAAATGCGCCTTGATTGCCCACACACTGAATGACGCCAGGCGGCTGTTTCGCGAAAAGGTAAAATACGCCTACGACAAGTTGCCCGATGAAATCAAAGCAGCAAATCCGTCAAATAATGATTCCGCTGGCGAGTTGGTATTTAACAAAGGCGGTTCACTCTACGTCAGCACCTCATTTCGTGGCGGTACGCTGCGTTACCTGCACGTTTCTGAGTTCGGCAAGATATGCGCAAAGTATCCCGATAAGGCACGTGAGATTGTCACTGGTGCGTTTGAGGCGGTATCGACTGGATGTTTTGCCACGATAGAAAGCACTGCTGAAGGCCGTGCTGGTTACTTTTTCGATTACTGCCAGACGGCTGAGAAAGCTCAGTTGCAGGGTAAGAAATTATCCCCGCTTGACTGGAAGTTCTTTTTCTTCTCCTGGTGGAAGAATCCGCAGTACGCAATCGACCCAGTTGAGGCTTTACCTCCGCGCCTGGTTGATTACTTTGCCGAGATGGAAGCTAAGCACGGCGTTCAACTGAACGAGCGCCAGAAAGCCTGGTACTACGCCAAAGAAAAGACGCTCGGCGATGATATGAAGCGGGAATATCCAACCATCCCCGCCGAAGCATTCCAGCAATCAGTCGAAGGCGCTTACTACGCCAAACAATTCCGCTGGCTCTATACCAATAAGCGGATCTGCAAATTACCTGATAACTCACACTTACCGGTTCACACATACTGGGATTTAGGCGTTGGGGATTCGACGGTAATTTGGTTTGTCCGCGAGGTTGGTAGCGAATATCACATCATTGACTACTACGAGAATAGCGGCGAAGGGCTTAGGCATTACATGAAGGTACTGAAAGAGCGGGGTTATGAATACGGTGAACACTGGGCACCACATGATATCGATAACCGTGAGTTTTCTGGTGATGGCAAGACCCGCAGGCAGTTAGCGTCGGAAGGATATGAGGTAGATGGTGAAACCTACAGTATCGAATTCAATGTTGTACCGAAGTTGAGCATTGATTCGGGCATTGAGTCTGCTCGCGAAATATTGCCACTTTGCGTTTTTGATGAAGAGAAATGTGCTGAAGGCATTACTCATCTGGAAGGCTACCGTAAAGAGTGGGATGACAAGCGCGGCTGCTGGAAAGATAAGCCACTTCATGACCATACATCACATGCCGGTGACGGTTTCCGTTATTTTGCTGTGGCAATGAAAAACAAATTATCCATTCAAGGCATGTTGGTGCGTAAGCGCTGACGGGGGATGACGTGAGCAATAATATCGATATTAAAGCGTTATCCATGGCGGTAAACAGCCTTGCGATTGAACGCGCCCGAATGATGAACCTCAGTTTCGGTAAGTCAGGAAATACTAAGCGAACTCGGATATATCAGGAGTTTGGGTATCCAGAGAACCTGACTTTTGATGAGTATTACAACGCCTATGAGCGGAATGCAGTGGCTGGGGCAGCAATAAAGAGGATGGTTGAAGGCTGCTGGGAAGATTACCCCGAAGTGTTTGATGGTGAAAAATCGCAAGATTCCAAGGGGGAAACACCATGGGATAAAGCAACTAAGAAACTACTCAAGCGCTGCTGGAAGCAAATTAAAGATGCTGACCGGCGTAATCTTGTTGGGCGCTATTCGGCCCTGTTGATTCAGCTACGCGATAACGCTCAATGGTCTGAACCGATAGTGGCAACCACCATCGGATCGCTCAAGGAGAAAGCACTCGTTAGGCTAATTCCCGTATGGGAGTCGCAGCTTGATGTTTCTGGCTGGGATACTGACCCGCTTAGTGAGAATTACGGTCAGCCTAAAATGTACTCCTATACCGAATTACCGGTTGAAGGACAGCATAGCGGCGCGCCATCTCGACAAGTCAATATTCACCCTGATCGCGTTATCATCTTGGCTGAAGGTTCCGAGGATGGGACGCTAACCTCTGGAGTTCCACTACTAAGAGCTGGTTTCAATAAGCTACTTGATATCGAAAAGACATCTGGCGGGGCCGCTGAGGGCTTCCTGAAGAACGCCAGCCGTCAGTTAAATTACGAATTCGATAAAGAAGTCGATTTTAATAAGTTAGCGAAGGCACTAGGTACAAATCTTGACGGGCTTCCTGATGCGCTAGATGAACAAGTTAAGAGACTAAATGACAGCACTGACAGCGCCTCATTTATGCAAGCGGGTAAGGCTACAGTTCTGGCTGTGACTGTTGCCGATCCTGAGCCAACGTGGCGTACCCTTGTTAATGAATTCTGCTCAACCCTACCCATGCCTTTCAAGGTATTAATGGGTATGCAAACAGGTGAACGAGCCTCGGCTGAGGATGCGAAAGACTGGGCCAAAACCCGCATGTCACGGCGTAATGGCTTCCTGTCTGACTTAATTGAAACCGTGCTTACTCGTTTCTGGACTATCGGCATTATTGATGAGCCACCAACGGGCGAGATTACAATCTCATGGTCTGACTTACTCGCACCCAGCAAGGCAGCGAAAATTGCTGATGCTGACAAGATGGCTGATGTAGCGGTTAAGACACAAAACGCATTTGGGCGTTCAGCTATTAAAGAGAACGAAATCCGGGCCGCCGCTGAGTTACCAACTTTGCCAGAGTACGAGATAGAGTTACCACCGCGACCCACAGGAGACCCGCTGACCGATGATAAACAAACGTCCGGGCCTGCCGGTGATACCAAGAAACAAAGCGGACCCAACTCAAAGCAGCCGCCAGGTAAATAAGATGCGCAGTGATATCGCCCAGCGGTATTACGACATCAAAGTAGCGCTCAGACAGCAATTCGATATTTATCTAACCGGTACCATTCAAACCAATAACTCTCAATCAAGCGCCATTATCTGCAATAACGCAGCAGATGAGCTGCCATCGCTTTATTACGTCAATGCCGGAGAGTTTATCTACGACATGGACGCAAGGCGATTGGCAGCACTGCTGGAGATTGTGCAGACGATACTCGACGATTATCTGCTTGAGGGGAATAGTCAGAATATTTGGGCCATGTCATATGTCTCATCTGAATTTGAACGCGGCACATTAAATGCCTACACAAACCTTGCGGCACAGTCACCCGTATATGCCTCGCAAACCACGTTATCTCAATTGCTGTTTAGTGCACCTTACCTTAATCAGATACAAATGGCATACGTGCCCGTATATAGCGACTGGGAAGGGCTATCTGATGCCACTCGCGCTGATTTAGCTAACGTTCTGGCTGATGCTATAGGGCGTGGAATTAACCCGCGAGAGACTGCCAGCATAATCAGCAAACGTCTTGATGTATCGATGGGTAAAGCTGAGAACATTGCTCAGACTGAACAGGTAGGTGCTTTAAGAGAGGCGCAGTGGAGTGAGACCACATGGGCAAAGGAAAGACTAGGCCTAAACACTGGCCTGCTGCATCTTTCAGCACTAAAGCCAACTACTCGACAAACTCACGCATTTTGGCATGGCAAAGTCAGGACTGTAGAAGAGGTTAGAGAGTGGTACAGCATCAACGGCAATAAATACCACTGCTACTGCTCTCAGATACCGGCCATCTTGAATGATAAAGGTGAGATTGTTAATGAGGGATTGAGTGATAGGCTGGCTGAAGAGAGGAGAAATTGGCAAATTATCCAATAGGTCATAAGATGAAGGCTTCTTGAAAAGGAGTCTGTCATGGCACAGGAATTTGGTTTTCTGGTAAAAGTGTTCTCGCAAGAAAAATATCGTGACGATTTTCTAGATGGTAAATTCTATATGAATCCCATCAGTTTTTTTAAAAACTACGAAGAAGAAACTGTAAACAATATAGGCGATAAGAATGAAGCCGTAAGGGCATGGCTACAACCTCATGAACTAAGCATTACCTTTAAACCACCAGGAATGGACGAATTCACCATTCCAGGAAAAGACATTGCCGCCCCAATTGTCATAAGGTCAAATGTTCATGATAATTACAATGTTCTTTGCCTAACATTGCTTCATTCACATGGAATAGACATTAGTGAGGGGGTCACCGACGAGGAAGTTGAGCTTCTTAATGGGTATTTCCATCTTCCAGAAGAAGCAATAGGCTTAGGGGAATATGCTGTTGTCATACCTAATTTGCCTCGGTTTCTTGAAAGGATAAGAAGCGCAGCACAGGCTCTCATTTCTGCAGATAAAGCGTCTTCCTTTTTTGCAGATAAAGTTAAGTACTATGACAAATCGAAAACTCTCCCACTACTGAATGAGCATGAACCAGTATTCCATAAACAAAGCGATTACGAGCACCAAAGTGAATTTCGATTGTGTTTGGATAGGGGGGGGGCAGAGCCGACACCATATACATTTGATGTTGGAGATATAAGGGATTTAGCTAATCCTTGCCTCACATCAGAAGTGAATTCAATGTTCAGTCTTGATATCAAAAAAATCTAACCCTCTTCGGAGGGTTTTTTATTGCCTGAAATCCACCAAAGAGGACACAGCATGTCACGCATCTGCGTAAACGTGCTGTCGGTCATCAACTCCGCTTCAAACATCACTTCTGAAATCATTGATGGCGTTGAGCACATCGTTGTGAAGGACGTCTGTCCGGTTATCGACGATATCGTGCTCAATGGCGGACTGTACCCGGCAGACGAGATTTCCAAAGGCTACCAGAGCCTTGAAGGTAAACCCATGCCGTATGGGCACCCGAAAATTGAGGGCCAATACGTCAGCGCGAGTAACGTGCGGGCTGTGAACGAATATCACATCGGTGCTTTTGCTCGCAACGTTCGTAAAGACGGCGATCGCGTACTGATGGATATGTGCGTTAACCGCCGTTATGCCGAAGCTACGGATAAGGGTAAAGAGGTCGTTAACCGACTAGACGACATGAAAGCGGGGAAAGAGGTTGAGCCAGTCGGCGTATCAACCGGGCTGAATCTGAATCGTTCAGCAGGAAAGGGAGTATCGAAGGGTAAAAAATACAACTGGATTGCCCGTAACCATGCCTATGACCACTGCGCAATTCTATTGCATGAGACGCCAGCCGGAACGCCGCGGGAGGGGGTGGGGATTTTTGTTAATGCTGCTGGTGAAGAGCTTCAGATTGAAACGGTAAGCCTGGCTGATTCTTCCGATTGCACCCGCGAAGGCTGGTTTAACAAGGTTCTGTTTCATTTCAGTACTAACTCGCAACTGTCCCACAGTGAAATATACGAAGCCATTAGCAATGCGCTGAATGCTGGCGGTGATTTCAATATTCGCCGCTGGATTGAGTCCATTTACCCCAATTATTTCATCTATGAAGATGGCCCCAAGAAGTTTAAACAATCCTACCTAATCGATGAGTCGCAGACAGCGCAACTCGTTGGCGAACCAACCGAAGTCATTAAAAAAGTCGAGTACGACGAAGTTAAAACCAACGGAGAATTAAATCCAATGAAAGACATGATTACCAATGCGCTGAAAGCTGCTGGAAAGCCGACTGACGGCAAAACTGAGGCCGAGCTGCTGGATGCTTACAACCAACTGATGGCTAAGCCTGCTGACACCACCGTCAACACTGATGCCATTACTGCCGCAGTAAATGCAGCAGTAAAGCCCTTGAGCGACGAGCTTTCCGGGTTAAAAACTCAGTTAGCAGCCAATGCTGATAAAGAACTGGCGACCAAGCGAGCAGCAGTGAAGGCTAAATTCAAGCTTGAAGATGCTGCAGTTAATACGCTAGCGGGTGAAGCGCTGGATGGTTTATTTGCTCAAACCCAATCAACTATTGGGCTAAATGGTGCGTTTAACCATGGTGACGCACAGGACGATATGGCTGATTACCTTCCGGGGAAGGTGGCGTAAATGGCTCGATATAACCGCATTAACATTGATGGCGCGGCAGAAACAGAAAACCGCCAAATGAAGGTTGCAGTATTGCCGGGCAGCTTGGCTTTTATCGGTTCAGATGACAAGTTCGACAAGTTTGTCACTGCTGGCGCGGGTGAGGGTGTCCAGCTTTATGCTATCGGCGTTGATTATCTGCAAGGTAAGCGAGTGACCGAAACTGTAGCGATTGGTGATATTGGAGTGGGCAACTATTTCGAGACTGGTCGATCGTTTGCAATGCTGGTGAAAGCAGCAGCCGCGTTGAATGTCGATACTCCTTTGGCTGTTGACGCGACTGGTGTTCTGCGCATTGGCGTTGTGGGTACCGATCACATTGTAGCTTACTCGAAAGAGAAGTTTACCGTTGGCGCTTCCGCTGAACTCGTCATCGTTCGCGCTGCTTAAGGAGATATGAATGTTAGTTTTTAACCACGCAGATGGGCATTTCAACAATGCCGCATATATGGCGCAGTACCGGGCGCTGCAAGAAGAACGCCGCATTGCTGCAAACGCACAGGCCAACATTACTGAAGGTCTGATCCAAGGCGGCATGCAGAACAGCGAAGCTTACGTTAAAAATGCCGCGGGCATTCTGACGCGTGACTTCTGGCAGGAAGTGGATAACCAAATTATCCAGATCCGCGACAATGACCAGGGCCGCGAGTTCTTAACTGACCTGCAATCAATCGGAACGCCGATTAACCCTGGCAAAACTGCGAAACTGTACACCGTTGGTCAGGATATCTCTGATGAAGTAACCATCTCTATGGATGCCCAGCCGCCTGTGTACAAAGACCATATCGATTTTGACACTGATGGCGATCCGGTTCCTGCCTTTACTGCTGGTTTCGGTGTGAACTGGCGTCACTGGACTGGACTCAAGTCTGAAAACATCGATTTAGTTGTCGAGTCTCAGGCTCGCAAGATGGTGAAGGTGTTCAGTCATATTGCCGACTATATGCTGGATGGTTCATCACGTGCCAAGGCTGGCAGCTATGTTGGTCAGGGTATCCGTAACCACCGTAACACCAAGAAAATCGATTTAGGTGCTTCAGGTGCCAACATCAATCTGGTTGCCGCAACTAATGACCAGATCATCGCGTTCTTTAACCAGGACTTCGCAAAAATTCTGGATGACAACTACATCGATGCTGTTGATGTGTTGTGGATTTCCCCAGAGATTCGCCGCCGTCTGGATGCGCCATTGTCTCAATCTGGTAACTATAAAGAAGGCACTCTGCGTGAGGAAATTCTGCGCTTCTCCCGCATTAAAGCTTTCCGCTCTACATTCAAAATGAAGGGTAACGAATTCTTCGGTTACGTAAAGAATCGCGAATACATCAGCCCGTTAGTTGGTGCGCCGGTATCAACTGTTGCAGTGCCGCGCTTGATGCCAAACGCAAACTACGACTTCATGATCTGGGCGTTGATGGGTATTCAAATCAAGGCTGACGTTAACGGTCGTGGTGGCGTGTTCTATGCTGCTGACATGAGTTAAGGAGATGGGAATGGAAAAGTATGTAATCACTCGGCCTTGGATTGCTGGCCAGAAAGAGGGGGATGTGGTTGAACTACAAAAACTGCATCCCTCTTTGGTTTCTCATGTCCGCTTATTTACTGATAACCGTGAATTTGAGGTTGCCACGCCATCCCCTGAAATTGACGAACTTAAAGCGGCACTCGTTGCCGCCGAAGCCGCGTTGAAAGCAAAGGACGATGAACTGGCCAGCGAAACAAATCGGGCAAATACCGCTGAAGCCGCGTTGAAAGCAGCAACTACAAAAGGGAAATAACAATGGCAGCCCAGATCACTCCCGCAGATGTTAAATCTCTTCTGGCAGAACTGGGCTATTCCATCCCGGAGGTTGTGCTGAATCTGATCATCTGCCAGGTGGATAAAATCGATACTTGCTTAGATGAGGCAGGCTATGACGATTGTATTCAGCAATTAATCAAGCTGTATGCAATAGCGCTAATGGCTGCCTCGTCTGGTGCCAGGAAGATTAAGTCGCAATCAGCGCCATCAGGAGCGTCACGTTCATTTGAATATGGCGAGGCAGGGCTGACACAGCTTCGTGATTCATTAACGGCTATGGATGTGTCTGGATGCACTAGCGGGCTTCCAATTACTGTTGGTAATCCGGTCGGGCTATTTATGACGGTAAGGGGAAATTGATGGTTGATGCAAAAAAACTCGCTGACTTGATGAATATGATGTTCAAGTCTGACCCAGTAGCTGTTGAATCTATTATTTCGAACCGAGTCATTGTTAATGAAGTCATGGCATCATCAGACTGTCCGATTATGTTAGCTCGGGACTCTCACGGAGTTTTAACAGTAGGCGCCATTGGAATACTTAATGGATTGGCAGCGCCTGGCACTGGATATCTTGCGGCAATTTATGGCGATGACAAACAGCTTTCAGGATTCACAGTCGTTAGCTGTAAAGAGTGCGAGCCGTACCAATTTGAGCAGTACCACTTATGAGTGCCGCCGCTAACTGGAGCTATACGGCAACCGCTACGTTATGGAAAAAGAGCGGGAAGCCAGACGATTATGGCAAACAGGCTTGGTTGTCTCCCATTCAGATCATGTGTGATTACGGCGGTGATGCTACGGCGAAGCTGGGCGGAATTGGTCTAGAGCTCGTTATCAAAAACACGCATTGGACTGAGTATGCCGAAGCTGAGCGGGGTGACTACATCCTGATTGGCGACTCTGTCGCTACTGACCCAACCAAGGTGGATGGCGCTGATGAGGTGAGGCATATCATTCGTTACGCTGACACATTCGAGCGTATTGCAGACGACTACGCAATTATTACGGGAGTCTGATATGGGTGCGAAGGTTAAAGGCATTAGAGAGGCAAAGGCCAATCTGGAAAGGCTGATAGGCGATATTCAAGGCCGGAAAGCTGTCAGGGCAATCACCAAGGCATTAATTATCGGAGCGTCACAAGCTGCACTCTATACCCCCATCGATACATCAACCCTTATCAACTCTCAGTTTCGTGATATCAGCGTGAACGGCACCAGACTGACCGGGCGTGTGGGGTACTCGGCAAATTACGCCATGTATGTTCATGACCTGAATGTTAAACAAACGTTCCGCAGGGCCACGGCTGAGAAAGAGTTTCTTACGAAAGGTTTCGCGGATAGTAAACAAGCCATTGAAAAGGCGATTATGGAGGAAATGAAGCTATGACTCCATCAATGCACAAACGCGTCCGAGATTACTTTGTAGATGCTGGGTTAACTACTGGCTTCACTACTCAAATGCTCAAATGGCGTGACACTGGCAAGCTGACTGAACAATTCATTGTTTTTCGGCCCAATGGCGGTAGCTCAATTCGTAACGACCTTGGTAGTGAGTATTACGTCCTGGTTGATGTAATTGGCGCGGTTAATGAGGATGAAGCAGCGGATAGCGCAGCACAGGCAATAATCACGCACGTACAGGCAAATCCGAATCCAAATGACTGCATTGGCTACATTGAAAACCTCGGCAGTATCCCATCACCCGTTACCACCACTGAAGGACGTCTGGTTTACAGACTTCAATTCGCAATTAAATACGGCGACTAAGCCGAACTAATAGAGGTAAAAAATATGCAAGGTTGCCAAAATGATTACGGCAAACTGGTTGGTCGCGTCGCCGTTTTACGGATGGCGTTTGGCTGCCCAGAAACACCACCATTAGCGGCTGATTGGAAGCGCATGGGTGCGCTGACTACCAAGGGCCTCGACTACTCAATGAATACCATCTCTTCAGATGCAGATGATTCTAAGGGGCTAGTTGAGAACCTAGTCACTAATATGGATTTGACCATTTCAGGTGAAGGTGAGTGGCGCAAACGGGCTAAAACAACTGAGATTGGCCCGGTAAATATGTCTAAATACCTGTTCACTGAGGTGCAGGCAGGGCGTCAGCCGGGGATTTGGGTTCGCTTTGATTTCCTCGGCGTGGATGATGGCACTTATATTCAGGGTTACTTTAATACCACGTCATGGAGTTCAGATTTCGGCTCTTCTGACTTCGCCACTTACTCCGGTGAATGGAAAGTTGCTGATGCGGATTCTGTCACTTTCGTTGATGGCTCGACGATTCCGGTTGCTAGTGTAACTGTAGCTCCGGCAACCAGTACCGGCGCGGTCGCTGCAACAGTTCAACTTACCGCTACCGTCCTGCCTGCGGACGCTACCGACAAAACTGGCGTATGGACAACCTCTGATGCCACCAAAGCAACGGTTAGCTCAACTGGTTTGGTCACCCGCGTTGCAGTCGGCGCGGCTACCATCACATTCACCACGAATGACGGTGCTAAAACCGCCTCAAGCAATATCACTATTACCGCGTAATTATCACAAAGAGCATCTTATCGGTGCTCTTGATGATGATTATTCATAAACTAACTATAAGAAGCCGAAGTAATGCCGCAGATGCAGAATTAGACCCGCCGAGTGCGTGTTTTTTATTACCTAAATCTCAGGATTCCCAATGACACCGATGCTTGATATTGGCGAAATGCTCCTGTCCGACACAGAGCATCAGCGTGATTACTTCTTTTTACCGTCATTAAAGAATATGACAAAGATTGGAACAGCGACTGAAATTGTAGAGATATATGCAGTGCTTAACGGCTCTGAATTAAATCAGGTATTAGCTCCAGCCATGAACGCTAACTTACCTGTATTCTTAATGCCAAAGATCGCCATTAATAAATGCACTAATCATATTATTTCATTTGCAATTCAGGTTATGGAAGCATGTTGTGAACAGTCATTAACCGAGCTTATTGGTGAATTCAAAGGCTGGCGTAATTGTATTGTTTATCGTCCCGGTAAGATGTCAAAAGAAAAAATAATCATTATTGCCAGAGAATTAATTGAGCATGGTGTAATCGGCAAAGCGAAAATAAGAAAGCTGCAAAAAAATGAAAGCAAGAATGATTACAGCTCTGAGTTTAATGCAATGGACTACATCAACTCAGCAAGGATTCATTTCAATATGTCACGCGCCGAAGCCGAACAGTTAACGATGACCGAGTTTCAGTTATTACTCAAGGCTAAATATCCAGAAGAGAAAGGTTTCACCCGCGAAGAATACGATGAAATAATGGATGCTGATGACCGCCTCCAGGAACGTTTAATTGCTGAAGAAGATGCGAGGCTAGCAAAAAATGGCTGATGAAAAAGATGTAGGGAGTATTGTCTATCAGGTTCAGATGGAAGTCGGGCAACTAATATTAGCTCAGCAGCAGGTAAGTGGACGGCTTGATAAACTGGAGCGAAATTTCGATTCAACATCTAAATCAGCCAATAATACCGAAAAATCATTTTTTTCATTAAGCAAAGTCGCTGGCGCATTAACTACCGCATTATCTGTCAAAGCTATCGCTGATTACGCAGAGTCATGGACGGTACTCAATAACAGACTGGTTAACGCAATAAAAACAGGCGAGACCCTTGCTGAGGTTAATAACCGTGTTTTTGATATTGCGCAGAACAGCCGCTCAAGCCTTGATAGCATCGCAACCCTTTATTCTCGATTAGAACGCGCAATGAGAAGCACTGGCATGAGTGGTGCTGAGTTAGGTGATATTACAACCACCATATCCAAAGCAATGACAATCTCTGGTGCGACAGCTTCAGAATCAGCGGGTGCATTGGTGCAGTTATCGCAAGCCTTAGCGTTAGGCGTATTGCGAGGGCAAGAGTTTAACTCAATGAGCGAGCAAGCCCCGGCATTAATGAAAGGGCTTGCAGATTCTCTTGGTGTTGGGACTGGTCAGCTACGGGCAATGGCGGCAGAGGGCAAGTTAACAACTGATGTCCTGATCACCGCATTTAAGCAGATGGCCCCAACAATAGAGGCTGAGTTTGCCAAGACAACAGCAACAATTGGGCAATCAATGCAGATTGCAACCAATAACGTCACAAAGTTTGTTGGTGAATCAGCAACAGTTAAATCATCAGTATCGGTATTTAATGGTGTGCTTGTGACACTGAGTGAGAACTTAGATGCTGTTACTGTTGCTCTTGGATTTGCCGCATCAGTTATGTTGGGCAAGTATTTAAATTCAATTGGTAATTCATCAAAGGTTGTTATTGATAAAGTTTCCGCTAATTCAAAAGCGGCAGTATCTGAGCTTGAACTCGCTAAAGATGTGCTTTTTAGAGCCGATGCAGAGGATAAGTCCACCGCATCAGCATCAGCAAAGGCCAAGAGTGATTTAGCTGCTGCCGATGCTGCCGTCGCCACCGCGAAAGCCAACGTCACAGCAATGGAAACGGCTGTTGAGCGTGGCAATGCCACCATTTTGCTCAGTGAAAAAACCATCGCACAAACTATGACAGAGATTGAGTACGTTAAATCTGTCGAGGCCAGTTCAAGAGCGAATATCAAGTCAGCCACAACGGCAGAAGCAAGGGCTGTTGCAGAAGATTATTTACAGGCATCAATTAAGTCTCGCGGCGCGTTAGAGGCAAAATTAGCCGCAGAGCAAATGACACTAGATGCTAAAAGACAAGGTGCTGTAGAGCGTTTGATAATGGCTGATGATGCATTAACGGCGGCGCAGGCTAATAGGGCTGCGGCGGCAATTGCGGCATCTACAGCAGAGGCTAAGCAAGCGGTAACTACAAATGCGGTTGTGGTTGCTACAGAAAGATTCACACTAGCCACCGCAGCGGCAACGGTAGCGGCTAGAGCTAAACAAGTAGCCATTAGTGCGCTTAGTTCTGTCTATTCACTATTAGGTGGCCCTGGTGGAGTCATAATGCTTGCGGCAGCAGCTATCTACTATTGGTATCAAAAAACAGAAGAAGCAAAAGCAGAAGCGGTTAAATTTGCCAATTCATTAGATGGTGTTATTGAAAAGATGAATCAGATGAGTGCTACGCAATTGCGCGGCACTATGGCTGAGGCTGCTAAATCAATAGAGACACAGAAAGATGCTGTCAGTGAACTAGACGGTGAGCTGAAAAAGCTGAACGATTCATTATCAGTACAATTGGCGCGTAGAAACGCGCTTGATGCTATTGGCGATACAGGGACTGAAGAATATTCAAAAGTATTGGGCCGAGTTGCTGAAGCTGAAAATGCTGTAGCAATAAAATCGGCAGAACTTGAAAACGCCAAAGGTCAGTTATCTGGCACTCAAAAAAACCTAGATATCATCACTCAGCAATATCTAGTCACCATGCAAAATAACATTACAGCTACAGATTCTGCCATTAGTCGTGGCGGGGTGCTGGCTGGCGTTCAGAATGCTGTTGCACATGCATTTAGTTTATCCACTGATGCTGTATCTGGTTATAACGGGCAAATTAACTTAATGAAACCATTAAGTGATAAGTCGAAAGTTCTGATTAAAGCCGCCGAGCGTCGAGTTGCTTTAGCGAAAGCGGAGGGGGTAGAAAAGGCTAAACTGCAAGCGCAGTATGCTGCTGAAGATTCCGGGGAAACTGATGATAGAGTAATTCAGCGAACCCAAGATTTAGCTATTGAAGAATACAACTTAGGTGAAGCTAAAAAGAATACCAAAAAGGAAACGGCAGCAGCAGCGAAGGAAGAGAATAAAGCAACAGCAGAGAACGCTCGACGAGTTAAGCAACTTCAAGAATTACAATCTGGAACTGAAGCACTGATACTTACCGAGCAGCGCCGTTATCGTGAAGCAGCGCAGGCCGACGCGGTATCCAAGCTAGGTAAAGATGCTACAGCGGCGCAAATAAAAGAGGCCCAAGATTTAGCGGGCCAAGAGTTTGATATCAAGCAGCGCATTAATGATCGTAAGGCCGCAAGTGACATAAATTACTATGCAGCCGCTGATTTAAAACGCAAAGACGACTTAGATCAAACCGACAGAATGCTAAAAGCAGAGCTGATAACTTTCGAGCAGGCTCAGGCCAGAAAGGCGCAAATCGCAGTTGATTATCAAAAAACGATTGCAGAGGCGACGGCTGCCAAAGCAGTAACACCACAGCAAGAATTAAGCGGATTAGTGGACCCGGTTCAGGCACTGGCAAATGAACACGCGAAGAAATTAGCTCTTATTCAACAGTTTGAGACACAGAAAGGGGTCATAACAGCTAATGGGTTGGCGTTAATGAATGCTGCAAATACCCAGTATGAGCAGGCAAGGATAGCGGCCCAATGGGAAGTATTCCGTAATCAAAGCGTAGGGAATGAGTCTCTGGCAGCAGCATTTGATTCGCTAGCTGGTAATGCATCAAACGTGTTCACCGGCATCATTACCCAAAGCATGACGGCAGAGGAGGCGATGCGTTCTCTTGCTAGCAATGCGCTTAACAGCCTAATTAACGGTTTTGTTCAGATGGGCATTGAGTGGGTTAAGTCTGCAATTACGGGCTCTACAGCTCAAGTTGCAGCCACCGCCACGACAACCGCAGCGGCCGTAGCAGGAACCGCGACAACCACGGCAGCGAGTGTATCTTCAGCAGCAGCAACAACCACAGCGTGGACTCCAGCAGCTATCGTTGCTTCCATAGGGTCGTTTGGCGGTGCCGCCGCTATCGGTATCGGTGCCGTTGTAGCAGCAATGGCGTTAAGTGGAAGCTTATCCGGTAAACGGAAGAATGGTGGTCCAGTCAGCGCCGGCAGCATGTACCAAGTCGGTGAGGGAGGTATGCCTGAGATTTACCAAGCGGGTACCGGGAAGCAGTACATGATCCCAGGCGACAATGGCAAAGTAATCAGCAATAAGGATATGCAAGGTAGCGGTTCTGCTCCTAACGTCTCCATTCAGTTTATCGACCGATCCACAGGTAGAAAATCATTCGATGCCCAGTCATCAATGAGCGGGAACAATCTCACTGTAACTGCGTTCATTTCTGACCTTGAGGAAGGTGGCCCAATGTCTCAGTCAATCACTAGAAACACCACAGCATCACGGAGGGCTAACGGATGATTGCAGAATATCCTGACTGGCTTCCACTTGCGCAAAAATCTGGCAAGAACATAACCAAAGATACGGGGTTCAGGACAGACCAGCCAACGGTTGGCGCGCCAATCTTCCAGAAATTGACCGATGATTTAAAGGCGTCGTTTTCGGTTACGTTTATCTGCACTGCTGCTCAGCATAGGGCTTTCTACCAGTGGCTAAGAAGCCCTAATTACCTTGATAACTGTAATCGCTGGTTTCGGCTAAAAGTATCCACCGGTACTGGCGATTCAGGCGTTGAAGAGCAAGTATTGCACTTCACTAGCTACCCACAGTTTAACCAAAGTGGGAACATTTTTACGTGGACCGGTAGCGTGGTTGCCAAGCAGATAATCAGTGCTGATGATGACCTTGATGACATAATTATCGAGCTTCCGGCACCGTGGGGAAGTTGGCTGGATGTCATCGTTACAGAAACATTACCCCGGAGCCCATAATGCCAGGATTAAGAGAGTACCTTTCTCATCGGCCTAACCGAGTGATGTATATAACGCTTAAGTTTACACATCCGGCATTTGAACAGGTCCGGCTTGTTGCTGACCAGATGTTTCAAAAAACGCTCGGTGGGGAGGTTTATTCACCCAGCCGAATGGAAGTATCTGAAAGTGAACAAAGCGATATCCCCATAATTCAATGCGCTGTGAAGTTAAGTCGCGTAGCTCAAGACATCAAGCAGGGGCTTAAGGGTTGGACGGGGGCGCAACGGATGATCCCCATTACGGCCATATATCAAAAGTGGGACTCTATCGATATGACAACAGCGGTCAGTACCTGGTCACTGTTTGTTAAAGATATATCGATGGATGAAAATGACGTAACGGCTACCATCGCGCTTAAAAATCCGATGATTAACAATGTCGGAAAACCTTACAATACAACCGACTTCCCCGGACTAATTAACATCTAATCGCTCAGCCGTCCTTATCTGCGAACGAGAGTAACGTGAATAAATCAGACTTTATTAACCGGATGATTGGCGTTCCGTGGGTTAACCGTGCCTATACGCTTGATGAATGCGATTGCTGGGGCTTGGTTGTCCTTTATTACAAGCACGTCATGAAGATAGATATCCCTATTATTGATGACTATCTAAACAACTCTGAATTTGGTCAGTGCTTCTCAATTGTTATCAGGCGATGGGTGCAGTCCAGTTCAGTAGTAGATGACGGCATGGTAGTGGCCTATTACGGTAATAAGCCCGTACATGTCGGTATCCTCATCGGTAATAAGGTGCTTCATAGTCGCGGAGAGTCAAGTGCTACACGGCTTGACCGGCTGACTGTCTTTGAGCGGGTTTATACTAAACTGGAGTTTTATCAATATGCCGAAAGTTAAAATTACGGCAATACCTGGCGTGCCGAACAAGACTATATCTGCGAATACTGGTGATAGCATCCAGTCAGTGATTGATAAAGTAAACCTATTCCATGATGCATCAGTTTTGTTGAACGGCGTGATCCTCGATGATGATTTTGATATTTCATATCAGCTTGATGAGCACGACGTATTAACCATCATAGACCAACCAAAAGGGGGGCTTTTTAAAACGCTACTAAACCCCCTGGAGCACTTCAACCCGATAAAGTTTACCAAGAAAATACTTGGGTTTTTAATTCAAACTCCATCCGCTTCATTTGCTGCTGATGTTAATTCCAAAACCTCAACGAATAACAGCATTAAGGCCCAAACGAATACAGCAAGGAACGGCGAAGCGAGGCCGGATAGTTTTGGGTTTATACGCTCATTCCCCGACCTTATTCAGTCCGGGCTTACTGAATACATCAGTAATGACCAGTATGTGACGCAATGGATGAATTTCGGCTTGGGGAAATACACCATTTCATCTATCAGGTACTCAGAATCTAATATTGGCTCAATGCCGGGTTCGTCTTACCAAATTTACCAACCAGGTGAAACAATCCCACAAATCATTGAACCGATACTTTTTGATGATGTTGATGGGCAGGAGATACCCGGCGCTAACGAATCATCAGATTTCCCAGCAGAGACAGCAACCACTAATATAATCGTTTCAGGAAATATTGAAGGTAATGAAGCGGTAGTCAAAATTGTTAAAAATAGCGGCTTCGATTATTTTTATGACCTGGATAAGCCACACGCAGTAACTATTATCTTGAATGTAACTTATCCTACAGCATCGGGAAGTGAGACGAAGGATATTACATTAAGTGCAAATATCACAGATGCACAGACAACAGATAATGGCGACCTGATATCGCCAATATTCTATTACGATTTCACATTCACAGGGCTTAGTGGATCTGACTATAGCCAATTGCCTATTAGTACAGTAGTCAATACAACATTGTTTACCATTAATGACAATGAGGCACTTGTCGTTGGCCCGATGTACTCACCAATAGCTTCAAAGCAATTGTGGGTTAATTTAAAAGCTAGCCTTGGCAATAATGCATCAGCGAATGTAAAGATAGACTGGGTTAAAGTTGATGATGATAACGTGCAAATACCGGGAACAGAAGAGACTATCAAAACCACAGTAACCAACTCGACAGGAAAGAGTGACAGTAAATATAAGACCGTTAAAATTACACCGGCAGCAGGATATGGACGATATGCGATTAAATTTCAACGCACTGATAATAGTTCAGACTCAAATAGTTTGGTAGTAGAGTCTATACAAGGGATAAATATCAGGAATAACGTTGTATATCCTGACGACACAATTATTACGATAAAAATACGTGGCACAAAAAATGCCACTCAGTCTCGGCAGCTAAAATTTAATGCGATGATTTATCGGCACGTCATTTCTTATGACAGGATAACAAAAACCATTAATTATACAGAGGCTCCAAGTCGTAGCTTTGCAGATATTGCTCTTCATAACTGGATAGTCGTAGGCAGGCAGGATCCATCATCAATTGATATTGATGGACTGTATGAGATATCTGATTCCCTATCAGACCCAAGACTGGGTTATTTTGACTTCACATTTGACGATGAGGATGCATCGCTTGGCGAGCGCATAAAAATAATTTGCGATGCGGCTACGGTAACGGCTTATGGAAATAGCGGCGTTCTATCATTTACGCGTGATGAGAAAAAGATTTACCCGGCTACGGTGTTCACCACATCGAACATGAGGCCAGATAATTACTCGCTGAGTTACGATATATCACTGCCAGGTACCTATGACGGTGTTGTTGTTAAGTATCGAAACCCGACAACGAATAAACAAGACTTTGTTCGCATGAAGATAGTGGATGGTGTTGTCACGGAAGGTACCCCAGTCAAAGGGAAGCAGATTGACATGTTATATGTCAGGAATCGGTTTCAGGCTTTAGATAGGGCCACGAAGGAGGCGAGGCGGTTGATCCACTCAAGGATGTCGATGACAGCAACTGTGATGTCTGACGGGGAGTGGGTGAATCTTGGGGATATGGTTCAGGTTCCTGATATGTACGATGAGCTTCATCAGCAGGGCTATATCGTACAGCGCGATGGTAACGATTTTGACACCAATGAAAGAATCGATTTTTCTTCCAGTCCATTATTCGTCGTAATAACAGACAGTATGGGATATCCGACAGGAAAGTATCTTGCACAGAAAAGAGAGGATACAGACTTTGGGTTTACTGCTGAAATTCCAGAAATAAGTTTAAATATATGGGATGGATGTGCAACTCAATCATCTTCGCGATTTTTTATTGCTAATGAATCTGAAATTGAATTAACGAAATGGACAATAACAGATAAAACGCCAAACACAGACGGGACAACATCTTTAACACTCGCAGAATATAGCGACAAAATACATGAGTATGTCATCTCATAACTAATATCATTAACCAATAAGACCCAGCCAATGCGCTGGGTTTTTTTATGGAAAAAATATGGCCACTACACCGACACAAAATCCAGTCCCAAGTGAATCTCCACGTGATTTGAAATTCAATGCGGGTAAAATTGATGAGTTCGTTACCTCATTTGTTCTTAAATATACAGATCGACTTGGTCGTGACCACTTAACTATTGAAGGTCTCAAGGATTTAATAGAGCGGGCCATTAAAGCTTTTGGTTTTATCACGATGGACTCGTTTGAAGATGGGGCAACATTAGATAATTCTAGCCAGGTATTACGCTGGGAAAGTAATGGTGAATATTACCGCTGGGACGGATCATTCCCTAAAGTTGTCCCGGTAGCGTCTACTCCTGAAACCTCTGGTGGTGTTGGGATTGGTGCGTGGTTGAGTGTTGGTGATGCAACATTACGATCAGCTCTTGCTGAGGATATTGGTGCTGAACTTATAGGACGCCCGGGCGGAGGAACTGTTGCGGATGTCATGCCAATGCAAGAGCCATTGAATATAAACGTTCCTGCTGACTATCCATCGATATCAAGCGCCTTAATGAGTTTACGTGATAGAAGGTTTCCAGGTGTCACCGTCACGATTAATGTATCCTCTGGTGTTTACACTGAGTCTGCAACATTGCCTAGTGCTCATGTGGATGGGGAAAACATCAGCATATTGGGGCAGACAGATGATTTTTTAGCAACATCAATTTCATCGGTTGTAGCTGGCACGTTCTCTGTTAAACATTGGGATGGCGTAGTTAAAAATCTCAATTACCATACGGTCACCGCAACTTTATCCGGCCCTATTCCAACGGTTGGCCAGTACCTTCTTGTTAAGTCAGCGGCTGGTGCTGATACCGCTGAATATCATCTCGGTGTGTGGGAAGTAACATCGGTAGCAGGTAACGAGGTTACATGGATAACGTCGCTACACTCCGCTCCACCTGTTGGGGCGATGATGCTGTCAGGAAAGATCCTACGTTCAGTAGTTCAGTTTATTGACGCCCAGAAAGGACCAACTGCACTTCAAGTAGAAAATTCTCTTTCTCTAGGATTGATCGATGGCTTAGCTATCGTTGGAGCGTGCCGACCAACAGCATACGGTTCTCGAGGCCCTTCTAACTATGATGTATTCGGTGGTGATGGTGGTAATACTGGTATTGTTGCGAGGGATGGTGGAGTTTTAAATATAGGTTCAACTGTGGGCATTAGTGGGTTCTCGGGTTCTAATGTTTATGCAAATAGAAGCGGAACAATTGTTGTTGGCATCGGTGCTGCATCATCAAACTCTGCGCGTAACGGTTGGGGATCCGCATCGGCAGTAATTCAATGTCAGGCCGCAATAGCATCAGGCAACTTAATAGATGGGATTATTGCACAAGATACTGGATTCACGTTTGCTACTCAGTCAAAGTCATTTGGTAATCACCGACATGCTTATATTTCTGCGGCTGGAGCTTCGCTTAATATTACCAATTCATCTGGTCGTGGCTGTCTTGGAAATGGACTTGAGGTTATTAATGCTCAGGTTTTAGCTAATACGTCTGTTCTTACAAATAATATTGGGCATGCTATAAATAATGTAGCTAGTGAAATTCGCGCGCCATCATGTGACTGTCGAAATAGTGGTGGGGTTATTTGTTCACTAAGTGGCTCTCTTAATATTACTAGCTCTAATCTAGAAGGGGTTACAGTAAATGCCATATCTGGTGGATTCATTGATGTTACTGGCTATTCAGGGGCCGCAACTATTACACCAGTTGTGAATCACTATTCAATCTTCGGTGGATTCGTTGCTAATGGTACAGCTCAATCATTCATTGGGTTTAGCCCATCTGGCACTAACTCAGCTATGCGTTTATCAGATACGAACCACATATGGATTGGAACAGCTTCTGACCTTGCAGGACAGACCGCAGCAAGGTTGCATTGTAATGGCGCTGCGGTATTTGCTGGAACAGTTCTACCTTCAACAGATGCAAGCATAAACCTCGGGTCAGCATCTCTTCGATTCAATATTGGTTTCTTCGCTGGCGGAACTCAATCCAGTTCTGATGCTAGATTGAAAAGCCCTGTGCGCCAAATGACGGATGCTGAACTTAATGCTGCAAAGCGTATCGGTTCGATGATAGGTTTTTGGACGTGGTTAGATGATGAATCAAAACGCCAGCGGGCAGGGACAACAGTACAGGCTGTGATAGCTGTAATGGAAGATGAGGGGCTTGACTGGACTGAGTACGGATTTATTGGCCACGACAAATGGGATGCGGTATACGAGAACATATTTACAGAAATGCCAGATGGTTCGGTCATTGATACGGGAGAATCTAGACTGGTTAAGCCTGCAGGAGATCTTTGGCAATTTCGTGATCAAGAGTTAGACCGATTTATCATGCGTGGACTTGCTCAGCGACTCAGTGATATTGAAGCTAAACTACCCTCTCAGTAATCCATAACTGTACCCTTATACATCTAACTTAAAAACTTAATGAATAAGGGTGATGGTTTAAACTAATGGCTGTTGATTACAGTAGTGATATAAAAATATACCAACCTACATTAGACGGACTCCATTGTTCGGCGCAGATTAAGCAGTCGCTCTTTGCGCGATTGGATACAGGTCTCAATCGCCGCAGCGAGCGCATCTACTATGGCCTTATTATTTGGCTCTAGCTTCCAGGCTGATGAAAATGCATCCTCAGCATCATCGTGTAGTTGCATGTCGCGGAATGTTAACCCTCGCTGGTAGTGTGCCGCAGCCATGCTAGGTTGCAGTTCCGAGGCCCTGTCAAACGCTTGAATTGCTTCGGCATGGAATTTTGTCCGGCGTAGGCTTATTCCTAGCTGTAAATGGGCTTTACCAAATGATGGGCATTTACCAACTGCCGCGCGTTGAGAGTTGACAGCACCATGCAGATCTCCTGCATAAAGTTGGGCCACCCCAAGTCGATACCAAGCCACCCCAGCACGACCGGATTTGAAGGTGATTGGTGAAAGAATGGATACCGCATTTTTGTAGTCTTTCTGGCGTATGGCCTCATCGGACGCGACTAATGCCTGAACAACGGCAGGGTAGTTGCAAAGATCACCTGGGTTGGGAAGTTCCGGCATTGGCTTGCCATTAACAAAGGTCGTGGCAACTTGGCTGAGTCCATAAACCTCATGCAGATGGGCTGCTGTTGAGTGGGCTTGGTCGGCAATGGTTGATACTGAAACGCGAGGCAGAACAGTCATGCGCTGAGCACTGATCAGATCAACGATGTCCATTTCTCCAGCATAGATGTGAGCACGTGTACCTGAGCTTTCCAAAAGTGGTAAAAGGTCATTATAGTGTCGCGTTGCGGTACGCGGCATGTTTTTTGCTGATCGGCTGTCAGGCAGGTCGAGGACCGTTTCTGGATCGAAGGCAAGAGAGGGGGCGTTAAGTTTTGCACCAAATAGCAGAGCGCCGTAACCTCCCATACTGCTTCCCAAGGTGAAAATATCCTTAGCTCTGATCTGTTTAGCTATTTCCTTGATTGATGTACATGCCTCATCAACTGACGTTCCTAATCCCGGTATTCCGGTCTGGTACCAGCCGTTATTAATGTCGTTGACATACAGAACATCATAGGGGAATTTTTCCAGCGAGCGCACAAATGTGAATCGCCCTGCTGGGATCTTCATGCTAGAAAATACGACTAACAACTTTCCTAGTTTTTTACCACGTTGCAACTTGTAGTACGGAGCCTCCAGGCTCTCGTCGAATTTACTTTTGTTTAGCATGTTTAGATTCATAAAGTAAAATCCTAGTTTACACCGCTTGGCATAATGCGACTAGAGGTGATACCTATTGAGATGAAGTGTAAATACAAAACCGGACTTAATGGTCCGGTCATATCCATATGAGGAGCTTAAAGTTTAGGCTAATCATCTGTACCGGCTCATACTTAATTAGACACATTTACTATTCAGGGTATAGTCAGCGCTGGTGGTCGGCTTAGTGCCAAGCGGACATTGAGCACGCTACTGTGTGCTAATTAACAGGGAGTAGGTCAATAAAGACCAACATGACTGATTTGAACAAATTTCCCACATACAATCATGAGGCCTTAATTCTATTAATTTATTCGCACGGAGCGAAATCACAATGTCTAAACGCAAGCAAAAAGAATACGAAAACCCTGGTTTTGACTCAACAATCTATGTTTTTCCGCAGCAAATTGCCGATACAGCCAACGCATTTCGCGAGATAGCGGTTAGCCTTGCTAAAGTCCCTCTGGACGCACACGATGTTAAGCGAAATGTTATTTATACCAACGCAGCTTTTGCAATTGAACTTTATTTTAAAGCATTCCTGGTCAAAAGAGTTTCAGCACCGTTCGATTGCATCATCGAAAATGACCAAGTTGTTCAAGCTGAATTTGATGATGAAAACCGTGTCACTCTTTGGCACTCACGCTTGGTCGTTCCTGAAGAATATCAAAAGCACAACTTACAACTGCTTTTCAACGCTCTTGGCGACGAACTGAAAGAACGCGTGACACAAGAGGTTCTGCAGGCAAGTAGCTCGATCAACACCCCAATTGAGTTGCTGGAATTCTTTAACGACATTAAGAGCTACTTTGTTGATAAGCGTTATGAGTTCCAGGATTTTATTTTTGGAGTTCCCAAAGACTCCCATGTCATCCATGTCCTGATTCCCGTCTTAAATGCCATTGGTAAAGCTCTAGCGGAACCGCCAGATATGCCTATTCCCGAATTCATGCAGGTGTAGTAAAAGGAATATGAAAGCCGTTACACAAAGCTATACATAGTAAATTAAGGTAAATTAAGCGAAGAGCTTTCTAGCTCCTTTTAAATACATACGCACGATGAGTTGATTCACTATCCGCTTGGAGCCCGAAGTGGACACACAGTTTATCTACGGGGAGGCAGACTGCGAGGGACGGCTGGCTTGATAAAGGAGGCGGAAGTGGTCATAATGACAGCATGCTTCTGACCTTGGAGTATCTCCGGTCAATCAGGAAGCCTCTAAAGGCAGTATAGTCTCGTAAATTATTAAGGCCCCCGCTAAGCAATTATCGGGGGCCTTAATAATTTAAAGGGTACATTAAGGCGCTTCAGTCAACTCTTTCTGATGGCCGCATCAGATCAAACATAGGTAAAAGATGAATGAAGGATAACAGTCTGGAGAGTGTTTTTAATTCCTACTTCAATAACAAAAAAGACTTCGCTGATTTCCATACTCTCAGGACGGAAGACGAGGTCAGCCTAATTCCCCTGAGTAAAAAAAAGGTTGAGCTTTACCAGTGTTCCGACAAGCTTAAAGTTATTCATACTTTTCTTTCTCGGTTTGTGTTTAGCGAAATGCCTGTGAGAAAAGATATCGTTTTTTCTTACCAGAAAGATGTGAATATTACTGACGCCGTCCGGCCGCACTGCAACAGTGAATTTATCTTTAAAACTGATATATCGAAATTTTTCCACTCAATCAGCGCTGAAGCCGTGTCTCACACGCTTTCAAAATACTGTGCCAATATACGAACAGTGGACTCTGAAGAGGTCAGAGAGAATATCGAGAGGATCGTTTACCTGTGCACTATCGATAAACATCTACCTGTTGGATTTTCATGCTCGCCTTCAATCAGTAACTTCTGTTTTTATGATTATGACAATATTATTGAGGCCTATTGCAACGAGAACGGCTATATCTACAGTCGTTACTCGGATGATCTGATTATTTCATCGCAGGATGAAATGGATAAAAACATGATCACTGGCGACCTCATGGCCATACTGTCATCTGACGCATTCCTGAAACTATCTATCAATCATAAAAAAACAAAATTCATTACGAAAAAGTATGAAAGAAAGATTCTGGGAATAAGCATACTTAACGACGGGAAAATGACGGTCAGCAAAGCAACCAAGACGGATATTGAAGTGAAGCTGCATCTGCTCAAAACTGACAGAAAAAAACTGGTGGATTATACCGGGATGGATGAAATAGCGTCGATTCTGTCAATCGCAGGTGTGCTGAGTCAGATTAACAACATCGACAGAGACTACCTTTTTCATCTACGTAAAAAATATGGGAACGCCATAATTAGCAAGCTACTCAGAGGCAAGGAACTGCTGAAATGATCGTTAGTGTAGATATCAGAGCGTTGCAGCATCTGGCTGAAATTAGCGTATCTTTTGACTTTTCACGCGACCCACTTATCTGTATGACAAGCAAGAATGGCGTGGGTAAAACCTCCATTATTAAAGCGCTCGCCCTACTCAAGGACACCGCCATCGTCAGTAAAACGTCGTCAGTGTTTAGCATCAGTGAAAAGACGCAGATAGACGTTAAAATTAACGAAGACGTCTATACTTTTAGGTACAGTGATGGTGATCTTGATACGAAGAATATTCTCCGAGATGAAGCGTTTCTGAACGTCGAACTGCCTATTCCTTACGGTAAACGTTTCTCAGATTTTCCCTCCTTGGGTAGCATTGATATGACGTTGAGGGAGAAGTACTTAAAAAAAGACTATGAAGACGCACACGAACTTATAGCTTTTCTCAATTCCGTTTACAGGGATGAAAACAAGTTTCAAAATCTGAAACTCGTGAACATAAAGGGAGTGAACTACTATTTTCTGCCGCTTGATAATAACCGATATATACGCGAAGACTACTTCAGCTCAGGAGAGTTTTTTGTTATCAGTATTTTCAAGATGATAACGTCCTCAAGTCGGCTTATCATCATAGATGAAATAGACGTATCCCTTGATTCCTCAGCGCAGGTTTCACTGATGAGTGCGATCAGGAATATCTGCATCGAAAGGGAAATAAAAATACTCTTTACCACTCACTCTCTCGCCATCATGAAAAGCATCTATGAATACGGCACGCCAATCATCTACCTGAAAAATGAAAACGGTGCGGTCAGCCATAATCAGGTCTCTTACAGCTTTATTCAACTGGAAATGTTCGGGTTCCAAGGGTATGACAAGTTCATCTTCACCGAAGACATGACACTTGAACATTATATCAACCTTAAGCTCTCCACTATGGCAACAAAGAACCGGGTCAAGGTCATTTACATTGGTGGCTGCAGCAACGTGGTTGATTTGATGAAACGTAATGCAGCGACCGGTTTCATCTGCTCATCCAAAGATGCGATAGCCGTTCTAGACGGTGATGCGAAAGCCCAATACGGTCACCGCGCGGACGTCATTATCAGTCCTTACGATGATATTGAAGATGAAATATTCAGGAAGTACAAAGAAGAAAATGCGGTGCATAATCTCCCGGATGTCGCGCCAGAAAATGCAAAATCTAAAGCATACTGGAAAAAGCTGCAGGAAAATCGTAAAGAACATAATCTGACCCGAGAAGACATTTTTACTATCTTAGAACATGGTTTTGAAGAGAAAGTATCGGTTTTTTATCAGACACTGTACTTATTTATCAACCGTTAGATGCGAAAGTACCTCTGGCTCACCGTTGTAGTACGTGTAGCTTGCTGTTGATAGGGAAGAATTACGGATGCCAGAAGCGGACATTACTAAAACCATCAAATATGCATTTAAAGGGGATGTGATCTTGCACGCCCCCCCCGATTTATCTCCTGACCACTTTGAAAGAATGCCTCCTTTCACTATGGATGCGCTTAAATGTGTGGCCTTAGTCTCTGTTCCTTTTACCGTTACCACTGATCGCGACTCTTATTATCTTTTCTTCCTGATTGAGTACTCGTATAAAACCCAAGATTAA